ATGACCGAGCCGTACCAGCCTGCCCCGACTCCGCCCGCGTCGGAGCCGAAGAGCAAGAAGAAGAAGTGGCCGTGGATCGCGGGCATCGCCGCCGTCGTGATCGTCATCGGAGCTGTCGCCGGTGGCGGCGACAAGGAGTCCGAGAAGACTGCCGCCGAAGCCACCACGTCGGTCGCGGAGCAAGCGGCCGCGCTGGTTGAATCCGCACCCGCGCCCGCGCCCGTGCCAGCAGCCGCGCCGGCACCTGCGCCGGCGCCCGCACCCGCTCCAGCTGCTGCACCTGCACCTGCACCTGCACCTGCACCTGCACCTGCCAAGCCCCAACTCAGCTCTAGTCAGCGCAACGCAGTCAAGTCGGCGAAGCAGTACATCGGCTATTCCGCCTTCTCTCGCACTGGCTTGATCAAGCAGCTCGAGTTCGAAGGTTTCTCCAACGAAGACGCAACCTACGCTGTGGACAGCCTGAACCAGAATTGGAACGAGCAGGCCGTGAAGGCCGCCAAGCAGTACCTGGACTACTCGTCGTTCTCGCAGTCGGGATTGGTCGACCAGTTGGTGTTCGAGGGCTACACGCCCGAACAGGCGGAGTACGGTGCCAACGCGGCCTACTGACAACACGCCCGCGAGTCAACGACGAACGCCCCGCCTTAGGCGGGGCGTTCGTCGTTGCAGGGAGTCGTGTTTCGAAAATCTGTAGCCGAGAGGCGTGCTTTTCGTCTTCAACACTCAAGGATTGCGGTGATCACGGCAAGCGCCAGAGCAACTCCCACCCCAGATCAGAGATCGAGCCCACGACGCGGCTGCACGGTTCCGTCTCCTCGGCCCTTACGGCGTGGTGGTGGTGGTGAAGTTCAAGGGATCGGAGCACGCCGGGTGAAGAGCAAGCCGGTCGTGCCTGCGTTGGGAGGACGTGAACCTGCCCGTCGGAGCCCACCATCGTGAACAACCGCGTCTCGTACATTCCCCTTACTCCTGCATTGACGACTCGCTGAAGGCAGCGCTCCGGCGCCAAAAGGAACCGGCTTGCTCTCGGTGAGCTGTACACGGGCCCCGGGTCGTGCGTGGTGCGCAACGGGACGGCCGTACTGCCCAGACATGCGCAGCCCATGAAGGTGACAAGGATTCCCCCACATGCTGCACATCACACTTATGCACGCTCACGAACTTGCACGCGCCGATCGCGGCTATTTCTGCGCGGCTCGGGCACGCGGGATTCGGTCTTCACGGTGCATATGCACGTGCATTCGCGGGTTGACGCGTTCAAGCTCTCTAATGCGCGGTCGGAACGCTTGTGACAATCCGTGACAATCTCGGGAGTTGGCAAGTATGAGCAGGCCCCTCCCGCGCAGCGCCGGTGGGGGTCTTTCGTCGGAGCCCCCTGTCAGGATTGAACTGACGGGGAGCACCCTGCACGCGCTGCAGCTTCTTGTCAAGAACCGTCACTAACCTGCGCTTTATCGCTCGCGTTTGCCCGCTAGCGCTTCCGATCGCTCACGCATTTGTGGGCAGAATGTGGGCAAACTCGATCTTCTGTGCCAAGATCAACGGCACCACAACAAAAAATGGACCCCGGCGAGTGCGCTAACACTCCCGGGGCATGGTCCGACTATGTAGGAGTCGAACGTGTCTGAGCATACCCATGTCTTGGGTGGGATTCAGCGAGGCCCGCGCCGCGCTGACCACTTCACCATCCTCTCGAATGCCGTCCTCAACGACAGCCGCTTGAGCTTCCGCGCTCGCGGCGTCCTGATGTGGCTCCTCTCGAAGCCCGCCGACTGGCGGACCCGCTCCGAGTCGATCGCCGGCCAGTCTCCGACTGAGGGCCGCGACGCGATCCGGACCGCGATGCGCGAGCTCGAGTCGCTCGGCTACCTCGTCCGCCAGAAGATCCAGGACGACCGCGGCCGCTGGCACACACTGCAGACGATCTTCGAGGAACCCGTCGATACGTCCGCCGGTCCGGGGCCTGAGAAAGCGACCCACGGTCAGTCCGACAGCGGCGAGCCCGTCGCTACCCAAAGAACTGAGTCACGAAGGACTGAGACCAACCACCCCACCGCCTCGACGTCGCCGACGCAGCGCGCGCCGCGGCGGACGGGGGTGGTGGTGTCCGCCCACGCTGAAGGTCGGTTCGACGCTCTCGCGGCCGCCTGCCGCGACAAAGGCCTGGCCGCCCGCTGGGATGCGCTGAAGGCAGCCGACATCGACGACATCACGCGGCTTCTCGAGACCCACGGCGTGCCCGCACTCGTCACCGCTGCAGTGTCGGCGCACCAGCCTCACAACCCGACCCGATACGCGCAGGGCTGGATCGGTGCCTGGTCCGCACTCCCGCTCCCGCGTCGCACCCAAGCTCCGCGGCCCTCGTGCGGCGACTGCGTCGAAGGCTGGATCGAAGACCCTGCCGACGGCCGCCCGATCCGACGCTGCACCTGCCGGACGGCGGCAGCCGCATGAGCCATCTGCAAACCGCGGTCGCCTACCGCGAGCGCTTCCCGCGCACCTCGCCCGAGTACGCCGCCGTCGACGGACTCATCGACGTCCTGATCGAGCACTGCACGTTCGACTACGCCACCGCCCACGAGCTCGGCTACCGGAACGGAATCCAGCGATGACCCGCCACCTACCCGCCGCAGCGACGTACGCGATCGCAGTCCTCGCGTTCGCGCTGTCCTACTCGAACCTCGCCGCGCTGGCTGGCCGCGCCGGATACGGGCCCGTTATGGCGCACGTGTGGCCGCTCGTCGTGGACGGCCTCGCGGTCGTCGCGACCGCTGCGGTGATGCGGCTGCGCGCGTCCCGCGTCTACGCCTGGTCGCTTCTCGCGGCCGCGACCGCAGTGTCGATCGTCGCGGGCGCCGCAGCGCACCTCCTCCCCGCGGGCCCGCTTCCCGGGTGGGCGGGCGCGGCCGTCGCAGTCGTCCCGCCGCTATGCCTGCTCGTCGCGCCGCACCTCGCAGTGCAGCTTCGTCGCAACGCAGCCGATGCGTCGACGGCGAACGTCCTCGTCGTCGAGGCCCTGACACACCGCGACGTTGCGACGCCCGTCAAGTCTGCGACTGTTGCGGCACCCGTGACACCTGCGCGCGACAACGGCGCTGACCAGGATCGACGCAACGCGACGCAGCCCGACGCGCTGTTCGACGTGCCAGCGCCGGACGATGCGCCGGCGCCGATGACCCGCGACGAGATGAAAGCCGAAGCGCTCCACTTGCTCGCGACAACCAACATGTCGCAGCGCGCCGTCGCCGCACGCTTCGGCACCTCCGAAGCGTCAGTGCGACGGTGGCGCAAGGAAGGCGACGCAGCCGACGCGACACCCGCCCTTGCCGCGGTCGGCGGGTGACGCAACCGACCGGTTGGTGCGCTGGCATGATCCGACGCATGAAGAAGAAGATGATGATCGTTGTTGCGGCCTCTGCATCGGTGCTCTCGCTCGGGGCGTGCTCGAGTACCGATGCCGAGGCGACGGCCTCGTGCCCGGCCTCGAAGCCGATCGAGAACCCGGAGTTCGCCGCTGCTGTGCAGGCGGTGCAGCTTTCTGATGGCGCGACCGTCACCGCGGGCCGGTACACGCCAATCGGGAGCGACACCGGCATGTTTGGTGCTGCGATCGACATCTGCGACCCATCGGTCACCTCGGCCGACGATCTGCGGGAGACCGCGACGGCATACGCGAAGGCATTGAAGGCGTCCCCGATCGCTGAGCAGATCGACGCGGTCTGGGTGTCGAGCTACCAGGTCGACGGCGAGACTGTCGTGAACGAAGTGAAGCTGAAGGACCCGGACTTCCAGATGCGCCTGTGGAACGGGATGCCGTCAGCAGAAGCTGAGCAGAAGAACTGGGATGTGCTGGTCGGCTGATCAGCAGACCGTAACGCCCCGAGTGATTCTCGGGGCGTTCGTCATTTCTAGACCTGCCCGGACTTTGCACTCCAAAAGTGTTGCACGTTGATTATCGACAGTGTATAGTCATAGTTACAACAGCAGAGAGGAGGTGAGCGGATGACCGAAAGCCGAATGGCACTGGTCGTGGGGATTCTGACCCTTATCACGAACATCGTGATGGTGATTCAGAACCGCAAGGCCAAGCCCAAGAGGCGAGGCAGACACCGCAAACGGTGACCCTCAGGTGGGGATCGGAACGCAGGGAACGCGCTCCGATCCCCACCAGAAAGGGTCTCACGAAATCACCTCACGGAGAAGGAGAGGGATCATGCTTGACGTCATGCGACGCAACTACGACATCGTCGGTACCGCCGCCACCGGCGGCGCGCTGTGGGCGCTCCACGCCCCTTGGCCGTTGTGGGCCGTCTGGGGCGGGATCATCGTGTTCATCGCCCAGGACCGGATCCGGGCCGCGCGCCATGCCTGAGCGTCCCGCGGTCTATATGTCGCGCGTCGAGTTCGCCGAACGGATCGGAGTCCAGCCCGGCGCGCTGAGCCGGTACAAACTGCCGCCGCCCGACGTTGTCGTCGGGCCGCTCAATGACGACGGCACCATCCCACGTGGCACCGTGCGCGGATGGTTGCCCGCGACGATCGACGAATGGAACGCGAACCGCCCGGGCCGTGGCGCTCGAACCGACTTGAAAGGCGACGGATGAGACGGCAAACCGCATCGATCGTTCTCTGGTCGCTTGTCGTACTGGGCGTCATGGGGGCAATCGGCTGCATCAACAACACCACCTACATGGCCGCCGCGTTGTGGGCGATCATCGGGCTCGCGGCCGCCGGCGGGTTGGCCCGCCGGCGAATCCGCGCGGTCCAGGCCGAGCGTGATCGTGTCGCCGCAATCGCGGCCCGCGCCGACGACCAGAACAGCGCCTACCTCGGCGGCGACCCGTCGGGCGTATACGGCGAGTTCCGCCCGTAGGCGGGGCGCCGGCTTCTACTCGGGGATGAGGTCCTCGGGCTTCATCGGGAAGGGGTAGGCGCCGGGTGCGTCGCCGACTGGTTCGATGGTGAGGCGCCCGTATTCGTCGGGGCCATCGGTGATAGTGAAAACCGTTGCGCCGCCGGGACGAATTCGGACGCGGTCGCCGACCTGCATGATGCTGCTACCTCTCGAAGAACTCGACTGGACCCTATCGCTCACGCTTCCGCCGCCAACGGTCGCCGTAGTCTCGCCGCCCCCAGTGGGGTGGGCGGTAGATGACGGCGCCGCATTGGCGGCAGTCGTAGGTGCGATGGCCGCCGCGTTCCGTGCAGCTGCAGGCGAACCATCCGACGAGCACGCGACCAGGCCCGAGCGGGTGCCCGTTCGGGCACTGCTTGGGTGCACGTTCGTAGCTCGGCACCCACCCATTTTCGCACACACGTTCGATTCTGGTGCTACGCTCCATGCGGTTGCCGAGCGAGGGAAGCGCACGGCAACCCCACCGGGCGCCCCATCCGTCCCCCCTTTTGGAAGGGGCGCCCGGCCACACATTCGGGAGGCCATGATGGAAGCGTTCGGAGCGCACGACTTCGTGAACAACTACCCGTTCAGCGAGCTGCTGCCGCTCGGCTGGCGAGTCGAGCACGTCGATTCGCCCAAGGATCGCGGCAACGGCGAGGGCATCATTCGAGTCGCGCGCTTCGTCGATGGATTCGGCCGCTACATGGTGTTCGATGTGAACGCGGCCGGCGGTATGAGTCTGCACGCGACCTACATGCCGAACGACTCGTTCACGGTGGTAGCGAACTACGCAGCTGCTGCACTGCGGCTGGCGGCATCGTCACCCTTCGCCTCGGCCGAGGAGCTGTGCGCGCTTCCCGGCGTCGAGTTCGGACACCGCTTCGTCGAGGTGTAGCTCACGGCGGTTCCTGCCCTTGCTCCCGATAGTGCTGGTCCATCTCCAGCTGCCAGAGCGCCAGATCCCACGCCGCCGTCTCATCCATACCGGGTTCGACGCGGAGGGTCTGCGGTCGGTTCCCGAAACGACGAAAGGCCCCCACCCTCGGAAGGGTGGGGGCTTCGTCATGGCTCGGCGATGTTGATGAAGGTGTCGGCCCCGGGCATCACGTAGCGCTGCGACGAGAGGCTCGTCGAGGTCAGGATCCACACTGAGAGGACGTCGCCTGGATTGACCGCGACGGCGTTGAGGGTGCGGGTCAGGACGGTTGTCGAGCCAGGGAACTCGACGTTGTCACCGAGGGCGACATCGTTCAGAGTCACGCGCACCGACCGCGACAGGGTCGAGGTGCTGATGATCCGCAACGAGACAGAGACGTCGACCGTGCCGCTGCCTGTGACGACGAGACCGTTCGTCCCGGCCTGTCCGAGCGAACCGTCCGCGAGCTCCCATCCGGTGACCCGCGTCCATGTGTTCTGCGGGTAGGGGAAGTTCGGACTCAACTTCACGACCCGGCTCGGGAACGCGTGCTGCACAACCGTGGTCACAGACGCCGCGCCGTCCATCGACGCCGCGGCGGTCGCAGACGTTACCGGGACGCTGACCGCTGACGCGTTGCCGTTCATCGACGCTGGCGCTGTCGCGAACCCTGCGATCGATACGGAGGCGGCTGCGTCCATGCTGACGACCACTTCGGCGACGCTGATTCCAGCGATCTCCCCGACAGTGTCCGCGAAACCGTCCATCGTGGCCCCGGCTGTACCGCTGTAGACCGGAGTAATCGCCGCGGAAGCGACGGCATCGATCGTGATGGCCGCATCGATGTTGCGGAACACGAACGCTGTGCCGTCCATCGACGCCGGCGCGGAGACACTCACGGCGGGGACGAACGTCGCTGACGATGTGCCGTCCATCGACACCAGGGCGGTTCGCCACGGGAGCACCTGAGACACCGCGGACGCGACGCCATCCATCGACGCGGCAGCATCTCGGAGTGGAATCGGCGGTGGAGGAAACGCGACAACTGCACCGTCAGCGGACGGGAAGTCGGTCGCCGCAGTGTCCGGGCCCGGTAGCCGGGTGAACCCCGTGTCCGGGGCCGGAAACTGCACGGCTAGGTCCAGGCGACGTAGTTGGCGTTGTACGAAGGTGTCACCTTGATCTGGCCCGCCGGGGTCACGGTCGCGTCGACGGTATCGATGATGTCCAACAGGGTGGTGCCATTCCATCGGCACATGTGCGTGACGGTGCCCATGAAGTTGAACGTCATCTGCGAGCCCGTCACCACACCGCCAGACGCGGACCCGAACGTGGTGGACTGGCGCGCGTACCCGTTGCCGGACGCTTCGTTCGCGGTCCCTGCCGCGCCGGGATTGCCGGTGTGCAGGCTGTAAGTGGCGCCGAGCGACGCCCAGTGATTCGCGAGCGCGTTCGCGGTCGCAGCGACAGTGTTGGCCATTGGGGCTCCTTAGAAGTCCTGTGTTTCAAAGTAGTTGGTGCGGATGGACCAGCCGCCCATCCAGACGTAGTCGTCGGTGGTTCCGGTGGCCTCGTTCGGGTAGCGCACCAGGATCTCGAACGCGGTGCCGTGTGGAATGACTGCCGCCGAGCACTCGGCGGCTTCCTTCCGCCACCGCACGGTCGCGCCCTCGATCTCGCCGGGCCACGTGACGCCGTTCGCCCACACGATCTCGATGGCCGTGTCGGGTGGAATGCCTCCAGCCCTGTTGGTGCGCTCGAAGATCCAGTCGCCGTTGGTGAGTTCGATCGTTTCGTCGATCGGTGTCCAGCCAAGCGTCATGGCGCCTCCGGTTCGTCGGTAGTCGGCGCGTACCCGAAGGCCGCGTCGAGAAGCGGATTGAGCTGCTCGTCTACCGCGCGCTGAAGATCTCCACTCCACTGCTCTACCCAGGCTGGTGAAGGGCCGGTCATCAGCAGTACCCAACCGCCGGGCACTGCGCTTGGATCGTCGGAGCGGTCGACGCGAGTCTCGCCGGTTGCGGTGTTGAGCAGCCACAGATGCTTGGCGATCGGGTGCACTGCCGTGAGGGAGACGAACTCGGCGAGCTCGTCGGGAGTGACGTGCAGACGTCCGTCGGGGCTCATCATGATGAAGCCCCCACTGCCGCCCACATGATCTTGCTGTTGTCGTAGTTCATCGAGTTCATTCCGATCGTCATCGGTAGCGCGTCGACGTTGTTGATGTAGGCGTGCCGCGCCAACGGCACCGTGCCCGCCTGCTCGGAGATCCCGGTCTGGAAGATGCACCCGATACCGCGGGGGCGCTGCGCGAGACCGGGGGCGATCTGCAGTGTCGCGACAGCCAGGAGTTGGTCGTTCGCGGCCGACTGAGTCATGTTCGTACTCAGGTGGTATCGCATGCGCTGACCGGTGAGGACGTTCAGCAGGTTCCCCGAGTTCCACAGCAGCTGCATTCGGTTGTTCGGTTTGTCGTAGACGTAGATTCCGACGTACCAAGCGTCGATATCGAAGATGCCGGTGTCGGCGCCGGTGATGATGCGGACCACTTCGAGTGGCGTCGGGGTGTCCCGGCCACCGCGTACGAACGCGAGATCGAGAGTCCTTTTCGCCTGCGAGAACGCCGGAATCTCCGACAGTGCGTACGCGTTCCCATCGAAGTACCGAACGCGATTCATCATCGAGTCCGGAAAGGAGACGAGGTCATAGCCCCCGGTGGACGACCAGATTGGTGTGGTCGTCCCGGTGCCGACGAAGTCCTCGAGATCGGCGATCTGCTCGCCCTGCGTCTCGATGAGCTGGTTGTGTGCGCGGACCTGGTTTCCGAGGAGATTGAAATCTGATCCGAACAGGCTCACGCCACTGAACCTCTGGTTGACCTGCCCGTAGATCGAGGCCTTCCACTGTGCCTGCGTCTTCGCGGCATGGGCGGCGAATCCGCCACTGCCTGACACGCCACCAGACGGCACGCCACCATTGGGCGCTGTCATCGATTCACCTCCTTGTGCTGGATCCGCCACACGACGAGCAGCCGGTGAAGGAGGGTGAGGACCAGCGCGAGCACGACGATCGCCCTCACCTCGGCGCGGCCCGGATAGTCCCCGAAGATCCAAACCGAGGCGAGTTGCGCACCGATCAGCCCGAGAGCGACGGACGTCGCCATCACCGACCTACCGGCCTGGGTTGCGCGCCAAGGTGACCGGGTGCCGTAGACGATCGCGAAGGTCCAGGCGAGCACCGTCATCGAGACGAGCAGGATCCGGGCTTCCGTCTCTGGCGGGTAGACGGCAATGACCGCGGCACCCAGCAGCGCGGCGACGGTGAGTGCCACCTTGATCATGCGTGTCTCCTCTTGCCCATTGCGATCTCGATGGATTCGCCGAAGTGGTTGCGGCGGCGAGATTCTTCGATTCGCGTCATCACCGCGTCGACGCGCTTCTCGCGCGTGCATTCATCCACGAGTGCGGCCTCGACCCGCTCGAGCTGCTCGCGCTCGTGCTTGATCCTGCGCAGCCACCGCATCAGCGCTCACCGCCAGACCTATCCGGATCGGTCACGGACTGGATCTTGGCGAGCGTCTCGGCCGACGTTTCTGCACTCGGCAGCAGCCGGTCGATCTGCCCATCCCGCTTGGACAGGAGCTCTTCGAGCTTGTCGATGCGCTGCTGCTGCAGGCCGACGATGGTCTTGTGTACCGGTCTCGGGATGAGGGCACCGACCAGGATGAGCAGGACTGCCAGTGTCAGCAGTCCTGTCAGTCCCAGGTCGGTGACCGCGATCCCCGCGATCTGCTCCACCGTCACCGCCTGATGAACGGGTCGACGTACTGCTCTCGAAGTTCGGCGGCAGCCTTCTGCAGCTGCGCCTCCGCGGTCTCTATGGCCGGCTGTGCACGCGTCGCGTAGGCGTCGAGCGCGCTTGTGATCACCTGCACGCCGTCCGCGGAGATCGTCGCGGGCTTTGGAGAGAGGTTGCGTCGCGCGAGTTCGCCGCCACCGAGGAGCGCCAGGCCGCCGATACCGGCGACGATCCGGTCGAGGCTGCTGGTGATCTGGTCGCTGGTGGCCTGGTCGACGATCCCGGTCGCGACCAGGACGACGAGAGCGGCTCCGAGCACGACCTGCGCGACGTACACCCACTTGCGGGTGTTCGGGTTGTTCAGCATCACTTGCCCTCCAGGAGTTGGTCGAGCTTCTTCTCGATGCGGACCTGTCGGGCCGCGATGGTCTGCACCAGCGCGACCAGCGACCGGCCGACGTCGTCGGGCACGTCCGCATACTCGGGGCGGATGTCGTAGCCGTCCCACACGGTTTCGTTCCACATGTCCGCCCACATCGCGTACGGCCACGCGTTTTCCGGGTCGCGGGTGGACTCGTTGATGTTCTGCGGCCGGTTGATCTTGCGGAGCAGTCCCGGGTGCGGGCGCAGCTGGAGCGCGCCCTCCTCGACGACGTTCGTCATGGTTCCTCCAGTGGGGAGTAGTGCGGCGCCGAGATCGAGGCACCGCGTGTATCGGAGCTGACGGTCAGGCAGGCCGTTGGTGCCGCCGTTGATTGCGCGGGTGGCGGCGACGATGTCGCGCGCGTCGGCGAGCTCATTGAGCTGCGGGCGCGCGGCCGTCCAGTACCAGACCGCGCCGACGAAGCCGTAGCGGTCGGACGCGAGCGCGTCCGGGTTGTCGACGAAGTACGTCGGCGACGGGACAAGGCCGCGCCCATGCGCCCACCGGGAGCACTCGGTGTAGTTGTGGCGGCCGGTCAACTGGATCGGGCCGCGTCCCTTGAACCGTCGGCCGTCGCCAGGCTGCGTGTTGCCAAGGTCGCGGCGGCCTTCGTAGTCCGAACCGTCGGCGATCTCTTCCATCCATCGCAGGCCGCCGGACTCGTGGCCGAGCTGCGCGCACCACATCGCCGCGCGCTCGACCGTGGTGCACCCGGCCTCGCGCATCGCCGCGGTGAACGCCGGCAGCAGTGCGGCGTACCGCTCACGCGAGACCGTGCCGCCCATCGCCTGCGCGAGCGCGTCGGCATCCATTCCGCGCGGCGCCGGCGGAGGCACGGGAGCCGGAGCCGGTTCGATGTCGGCGAACGCGTAGCCCTTCGGCGGGATAAGTGTCGCGAGCTGATCGAAGCCGAGCCAGTACCCGAACGGGTTGAACCCCGAGTCGGCGATCCACACCGAGCGCTGCTCGTCGTCGTAGCCCATCACCGACATGTAGTGGTAGACCGTGCCACCCGAGTATGCGGGCGAGATCGTCGAAGGCGCGACCGCGCGCGGGTAGTTCGACGGAGGGGCAACGATGTTCACGATTACACCCCACCCGGCGTCGATCGACCGCACGATGTCGCGCCACAGCCGGGCGCACTGCTCGGCGGTCGGTGGATCGTTCGGCATCTGCACTGACGTGTACCGGGCATCGGGTACTCGGGCGTCGAGTACCCGCTCGATCTGCCCGATGAAGTCGGTGCCGTTCCATGTCGTGCCCATCTCGCGCGCGAGATCCGACTCGTCGACGTGGATCCCGCGCGAGTTGAGCACCACCTGCGCCGAGGCGGGCCCGCACCAGTAGCCGGTCTCTTGCCGGACGATGCTGCGGTCATAGGGCAACTGCTTCGTAGTCACAGCTCCTCCTGTCTTGGCAGCAGGCCGCGGTCGCGCAGCTTCGCCTCGTACTCGGCCTGCTGGCGCGCCGCGAGACGCGCGTACAGGTCCTGCACTGGCTCGGGTTCGTCCTCGGGGTTGTCGTACACCCACCGGCCGTACTCGAGGTGCTTGATCGGGTCTGCGATCGGTCGGGCTCCGAGTTCCCACAGCTGTTTCGAGATCTGCCGGTAGTAGTCCGGGCCCATGATCATCGACGCGCCGTTCACGCCGGGCAGGCCGACGAACATCCACAGGAACGCTTCTTCCGGGTTGTTCGGGTCGCAGTTCTCTCTGGTGGGTAGATCTTCCATTTCAGAACACTCCCAATGTCTTTCCGATTTCCTTCAGGTTTGCGACGCGCGCGGCCATCTCGACGAGCGGGTCCTGGTCTTCCTTCGGTCCGACTGCGACGGACCAGTTGCCGCGAGTGCCGCGGGGACGCTCGTAGTCGATCTGCGACACCCGGTTGACGATGACCCGATCGGACAGCTCCGCGCCGAGGTCGGTGATGATGCGGTCACCGACCCAGAAGTCGCCGGTGCCAGGCCAGCCGATGACGTATGGCTCGGCGGCCTTGATCGACATCGACGCGGATGTGTACGACCGTGTCTCCCACATCGCCTGCCGGATCACCATGAGCGACGACAGGGTGTAGGCCTTGCCGGGCGACTCGATCGTCTTCTCCCAGTAGTGGGAATCGCCCTGCTCGGCGATGCGCTGCGGAAGTTTGACCGAGATCCAGGCGGCGACCGTGTCCTCGTAGAAGGGTCGCAGCAGGGTGTCGATGGATCCGCCGATGGACCCGATGAACAGTGCGTTGCCGACGATGTCGCCGATCGCCTGGATGCCGGCGCTGATCGTCTCGTTCACGCCGGGCATCGAGTGGCCGCCGGTGTTCATGATGACGCCCCTCGACGTCGCGTCGGTGAACACGGTTTCGACTGAGCCCGGCGAGTCCGATGGGTAGTAGACGTGGGGCCACGCTTTGTTCGTTCCACGGCCGGGCACGAACAGGTCGGACGTCGGACCGCCGGTAAGCAGCGATTCCGTCGTGTCGAGGAAGTCCGCGGTGAACTCCTGAATCGTGCGGAACAGTCCATCGAAGATGGTGCCGCCGTGTGACGTTCCGGTCATGGCTCCGGACTTGTCGACGATGTCGACAACGAGCGCGCCATCCTTGATGTCCGCGCCGAGCCACGGGTCCGGATCACCCGTACGCCACCGCCGGCAGACGACCGTCAGTTCCGAGTCGGCGAGGATCGGCGCCGCGACATCGTGCCAGGTGCCCCAGCGGGACGCGAACACGCACCAGGGCGTGCCGGCCGCCATGTCCTGGAAGAACGTCGTCGGGTTGACGACGATGTCCCAGTTGGACATGTCCAAGCCGTCGAGCCACGTCGACGGGTTCATCGGATCGTCGGGGATCTGCCAGATCGACGAGTTCAGCCGCCACAGGTTCACGAACAGCGCGGTCTTCAGCGCCCAGATCGCGGGCCCCGCGAGGATGAACATGCGTGGGAACTGGAAGATGGCCGGCAGGAACGGGTTCGGCCAGCAGTCGATCCACTTCAGATTCTCGTAGTCGTGCAGGAAGGTGAGGCGGACGTACCGCCGGCCGTCCGTGCCGCGCTCAACCTTCGGCGGCTCGGCGCGGCCGGACCAGCGGACACCGGCGATCTCGATGTCGATGTGGATGTTGGCGCCCTCGCCACGTGCCCGCCGGCCGTCCTTGTCGATGACCCAGGCGGCCACGTAGTGGTCGACGTCGAGGAGGAATGAGGCCTGCCCGGTGTTGTTCTCGATCTCCGAGAACTTCAGATCCTGGACGTCGAAGAGCAGGTACCGGATCACCTGGTTGCCATCGGCCAGCTTGATCAGCGGGTCCGCATTGCGGATCTCCCAGTCCTCACGCTCAGCGTCGAGCGTGGCCTGCCAGATCGCCTCGCACTGCTCCTCGAGCGAGGCGTTCAGATCTACTGCCATTCCAACCCCCACGCCCTGGACCAGAGTCGGTCCATGTGCAGCTCGGCCCGGGCACCAGTAGCGACGGGAGCACCGACCACGGAGATCGGCAGCTCCTGCCGCGGCGTGTACGGCGGGATGACATGTCGGAGCCAATTGCCCTGCATGCGGGCCTCGTACGGTGTTCCGGTCGCCGAACGGGCGTGCTGCTTCGACCGGTCCATCTGGATCGTCACGCCGCCGTCAGCGGCGGTGATCTGCGGCAGCGTCACTGTTCGCGTCGGCATCGCCCCGCCAGGCGCGCGGTGATTCGGCTTCCCCGACCACGTCGGGTCGGGGAGGGTCCAGGTCCCGCGCGTCAGTTCCCATCGCTGCAGCAGCGGCCGGTCAGTTGGGTTCCACACCTCGATCGTTCCGGTGCCCGATGCGCCCGTTGACTCGAAGAACGTCATGTCCGGGCGTGATCGCCACATCGGCTGGTACGCGCGGAGCTGGTACGCGACGATGAACATTTCATCGTTGAGTGGGTCGACGGACAGGTCGACGTTGGGGGCCTCGTTCAGCCACACCTCGATCGTTCGGACACCCGAGAGCCGGGTGACGACCTTGATCCGGGTGGGTCTGAAATCGGGATTCCAACGATCCGGCTCATGGCAGAACGCTTTCCGCAGCCGCGATTCCAGATGTCCGCCAGCGATCAGGCCGCGGGCTTCGTCCTCGAAGGCATAGAACCGGAGGACGATGTCGCGGACCTCGTAGTCGACACCGCGTAACGTGCCGCCGACCTGCATCGGCGTCGAGTCGTCGATGACCTTGACCGGGGCATCGAGGATGCCATCGATCCCCTCTTCGGAGATGATGACACCCTCGGTGCCCGCGTACCGGCCCGCTACCGGCCACACCGACTCGTCGCATCCGAGGATCGTGATGCCGACGACGTCTCTCACTTAGGCCACCTCCCGAGGTGCTGCTTGGAATTGAGCCGCTGGTTCTGCGCCTGGCGGCGGTAGTACTCGTCCTCGTCTCGGAACGTGGCGTTGGTGATGTAGGTGTTGCCGCCGCGCGCCGGTGCTCCGGCGCCGACGAGCTCATCGACCTTCGCGATGTTCGCCTCGGCGATGTCCCAGTGCTCCGGCTTGAGGATCGGCTCGGGTGTGCTCAATGCGTTGAAGGCGAACGAGTTCGGCATCAGCCAGCCGCCGGTGTCGAACAGGCCCGTACCCTTCATGAACGCATTCAGGTCCGCGATCCACGGGATAATGTTCGGGTCGCCATCGACACCGTTCTCGCCAGTCGTCGGCGCAGCTGTTGCCGCGCCCGCGGTGGCGTCGGGCGTGATCGTGTACCGGTCCGCGAGGTCCAGCCACTCACCGGCGCCGAGCATCTCGACTGCAGCGTCAGCCCAGATCCCGCCGATGTCCGAGCCCATCTGCTTGATGCGCTCGCGACCCGAGAACGCCTGCTGCGGCTGTGCGACGCCAGCGGCGGCCGGGTCGGGGAGTGCTGTGCCGAGCGCCGCACCCGTCCCGCTGTCGGTGGGGAACCCGGTCAACGGGTCGAGCTGCTGCACGTTCGGCTGCATCAGCTGCGCCACCACCATCGGCAGGTGCGCGTGATCGGTGAACATCGGGTCGTTGGCGCCGGCGGCCGGTCCGCCGTACTGGCCGTTGCCGCGACCGCCGCCCATTTCGAAGTTCACGTTGTTCGGCAGCGTGGCCGCGGTGTGGCCGCCGTACGGTCCACCGTTGAACCAGCCGACGTTGAGCGATCCCGACGGGCCCAGACCCGGCTTGAACCCGCGAGCGAGGAGCTCGGCGCCTTCGGTCATCGTCGCGAACCGCGACCCGAATGGGTCCCGGCCCGTCGCGTAGTTCGCCAGCGCGGAAACGGCACCGGAGCAGTCGCCCCAGTTGACGCCTCCCCACACGTACGGCTTGCCCTCGACGCCCTTCGCGAAGTTGACCAGCTGATCCGGCGACACCACGGCGCCACCCTCGGCGAACCGCGGCAGCCGTGAGATGACCTCCCGCAGCGCGAGGATCGACCCGACGACTGGGTGGTCCTCTTCGATCCCGAACGCGTCACGCAGATTCCCCGTGTAATCGCCGTCCGCGATCAGTGAGCGAGCGCCGAGCGCGCCGGCAACGAGCGGCGAGTCCTCCTCGATACCGAACGGGTTCGATCGGAACTCTCCGCGCGTGAGGCCGTGCAGGAACTCTGCGGACGGCGTCCATCCCGCGTTGATCGCCTGCAGCAGTGGCAGGTTCTCAGCGGTCGCCTGCGCGTTGACGACGAACTCCCGAGTCGACACCAACGCGGTCGGGATCCCGTACGTGTCGACACCGAGGATCGAGTCCGAAGTCGGAGTGCCCGGGCCCCACAGCATCCCGTCCTTGCGGCGGCCAGCGAGACCACCGGACGCGAGGAGCGGCAGATCAGGCAGACCCAGGGTGAATCCGTCCCACTTGATGGGGCCGACCTCGAAGCCGGGGATGCGGAACTCGATCGCGTTCCATGCCTGGATGATCCAGTTGATCGCGCCCTTGAATGCGTTCTTGATGCCGTCCCACATTCCGGATGCGGCTGAGCCGATCCGTCCCGGGAGCCCGGTGACGAATCCGACGACGTCGTTCCAGCGGGCGACGATCCAGTCCTTGACCTCGCCGACCTTGTTGCCGACGGCGCCGAAGGCGTCCATGAGCCCGTTGAATCCGGCCTGCAGGACGCCCCACACCCAATCCCACGCCGCCTTGATCGCGTTCCAGACGGTGTCCCAGATGGTTTGGAACCATGTCGTCTTGGTGGCGATGAGCACGACTGCGGCGACGAGTCCGGCGATCGCGGCGACGATGAGGCCGATGGGGTTCAGCATCATCGTGCCGTTGAGGATCATCTGGGCGACGTTCCATGCGACGGTCGCGATCTGGATGATCTTCACGGTCGCCGCGTAGCCGGCGAGTGCGCCGAAGAACGGTGCCGCCACCATCGCGAGAGTTGTCAGGGTGTCGGCGTTGTTCATCACCCACGTCGCCATGTCGGCGAGCGCATCCGTGAGTCCACCGGTGATGGTGTTCTTGAACTGCTCGAGCGCGTACCCGGGGCCCGAGTTAAGGGTCTCGCCCATCTGCTCCGACGACCCAGCGAACCCGGCCATCTGGTCCTCGGCACCGGTGAGTGATTCCAGGAAGAGCGGAATCTGGTCGACCGACATGTCCTCGAGCGGTGCACCGAACAGGGCGATCGCTGCGTTCGCACGATCCGCGGGCATCTCGATCTCGAGGAGGCCTTTCGCGGTGTCCTGCAATGCGATCTGGGCGTCGCGCCCACCCATCGCGATCATGTTCGCCATGTCTTCGGCGTCGAGGCCGATCGACTTGAACACGTCCGTCGACGACTTCGACATATCGGATCCACGGATGCTGAATTCCTTCAGCGCGTCACCGGTCTTGTCGAGCGCGAACTTGCCTTTGCCGGCGGCCGAGACGAGGAGGTTGAACGCCTCGTCGCCATCGAATCCGAGCGCACGGAAGTTCGTTCCGTACTCCTGCAGAATCTCTGGCAGCTCACCCTGCATTGCCTCAGGGACCCGCTGGAAGGCGGTGGTCATGAGATCGAACGCTTCGGTCGAGTCCTTCGCGAGTCCGTTCGTGACGAGCAGCGAAGCCGTGTTGACGGACTCGGCGACGTCGGTGCCGAACACCTTCGAGAAGTTCAGTGCAGACTCGGCGATTTGGTCGACCGACTTCTCGCCCTCGGAGCCCGCGACTACGAAAGACGATGCGACGACGGAGACGGCGTCGGCTGCTTCTTCCATCGAGGACGCGATGGCGTCCCTGTAGAGGCCGCCGGCCATGTCGCCGTACTCCTCGGCGAGGCCGCCGGTGGCGCCGAGCTTCGCGGCGAGGCGGCTCTCGACGTTCATGTTGTCGAGGGCCTGCATTCCGAGATCGATCGCACCGCCGATACCTGCGGCGGCGATCGCGAAGTTCTTCAGCGAATCGATGCCGCTGTCGACGCCGGAGCCCATGTCGTCGACCGAGTTCGAGAAGTTCAGCAGCTTCCTGCTCGACTGCTCGGCTTCGTCACCGGCCTCCTGCGTGGCCCGGGTAACGCGCTCCTGCGCGTTCTCGAGCTGCTTCAGCGCGGCCTCGCTCGCGCCGACGGTCTGGTTGTGCTTCTCCCGTGCCTGCCGAACCCGCTCCTCCGCGGCGGCGAGCTGGGACGTCTTCGCGTTGCCCTTGTCGCGGAGCTCCTGCAGCTTGAGCTCTTCGATGTTCAGCTTCGCGGCCGCCGTCATCTCAGACTGCCGCGCCTGCTCGATCTTCCGCGACGCTGTCTTGACCGCGGCCTCCGCCTGCTTCAACCCGTCGGCGATGCCGGCGCCGAGCTGCTGCCCGGCCTGCTGGCCGGCCTGCTGCATCTGTGGCCCCAGCTGCTGGGACACGTCCCGGCCGATGCCCGGCACCACCGGAACGATCTGGACCGAGCACCAACCGATAGAGGTCGTCACTCTAATTGCCTCCGTTCAGCTTTCGATGCCGCTCGGCGAACCGGGCCTGACCGCGTGCGATCCGCTCGTCGGAGAGCTGCGTGCTCTTCTTCGCCGCTGCGGGGCGGCTCGGGTGATCGACGAACTTCGCGCCCCGCGCCTTGCCGGCGTTCGCGCGCTGCGCCCACAGGTCAGCGATGAGGTGGTCCTCGATCGACCACGGCATCCGGCCGCCGTTGGCGTCCTTGGCGAGCGCCGATTCGCGGGGGAGTCCCAGGCGTAGACGGACCCACAGCTGCCGCAGCGTGAGCAGCGGCAGGCCGTGGTCGTCTCGCCGCCACAGGTCGCGGATGTCGCGGTGATAGAACAGGTCGAGGTCGACCTCGACGAGGTCTGTCTTCGTGGCGATCAGCTGCAGGAGGCCGATCAGTTTCCCGAGTCGCCGACCCCGACTTCCTTGCCGATCAGATCCCACAGCGTCTTGATGGCGTCGATCGGCTTCATGCCTTCCGCTTGCGCGGCGAGACAGAACCGGGCGAACCCTGTGCGGCCGAGGACCTGGACGGTCATCGCGGGCAGGTTGCCGACGGCCTGGGCTTGGAAGAACGCCCAGTCGTCCTGCAGTGCGCCGCGGCGGACGCGGAACTCCTCACCGAACACGGTGATCTGGAGTTCGACGTCTTCGACTTCGGACTGCTGTGCGGGCTTCTTCGGCAGCCGGTCCTGCGGCGCCGGCGCGTGAGCGGGGATCGTGGTCCCGGCGCGGCCGCGGTTCTCCCGCTGCCGCTTCTTCCGTCCGCTGTTGCTGTTCGGGCGGGGACGTTCGCGGGGGGCAGGCTCGTGATCGAAGTCGTCGAAGTCGTCGAAGTCGTTGTCAGGCATGAGTGTGCAGCTCCTACTTGGTGGTGTCCCGCCAGACGGCGGGTGCGATGGCGGCGACGATGCGGTCAGCCGCCGCGGTGGTGAGCCCTGCCTCGGTGAGCAGGGAGTGTGTGGATGCGAGCGTGGCCGCGAAGTCGGGGCTCTCGTCGTCCTCGTTGTCGTCGAGGGTCTCTGCGACCTGGATCGCGCGCATCGTTCTCGCGCGGTCGCGGGTCCTCATGCGGCCGCCGCGTGCGGGGTGCGTCGGCACGCCGAGCATGTGGCCAGCGGCTGTGACGTCGTCCGGGTGTGGGAGGTCAGGCACGGCGGGTCCTGTTCGTGTGCAGCAGAGATGGGACCGGCCGCCCGCGGGCTGCACACCACGGACGGCCGGAGACTGGGTCTGAAACGGCGCAGCCCCGCCGGTTGAGGCGGGGCTGCGGACGGGGACGGGGGCCGCCGGTAGTGGGTGTTTAGTCCGTACCGGTGTGCGGGTAGGACGGTCACGGCCGAAGCTTGAGATCCGCGGATGCTCTTCGGCAAGGTGCCGCTGCTTCAGAACCGAGGCAGCGGCACCGCTCATCGTGAGCGATTACGGGCGGGGGTGACGACGCTGGGCGCGAGTCCCGCGTGTACTTCTATGAACCGGCGCTCGGCGGTCCAGTTACGACCGGCATTAGAGGACTTCCCTGATGCAGTAGCCACTGGTGCCGAGCGGTATCGCTCACCGGCGTCGGCGGGGCCCACCCTTCGGGCGCCACGTCGGGCCAGCGGCTTCGAATGGCGTATGTGAGTTCTTCGGCGATCTGCCTCACGCAATGAGCTGCGATATAGCCGACGGCCGGGCGGAATGGTGCACCCCTGAGGTCCAGGTCTATCTCGACCTCCGGCAAGCCTCCCCAGCCTCTCGCGAATTGCAGACCGAAGTACTCCCCCTCTAGATCTGCATAGTGCTCGTCGATCGTCGAGTCCACATGAGCACCTCCATCCTGGTTCGCCATTATCAGGACAAGGTCTTTCCGGGTGAAGCGATGGCCGTCTGTCGATCGCATGATCGGCGTGTTCCACCACCAACCGAATCTCCGCCAGACCCCCGGCGCCTGATCGAGTGGCGCAACCCATGTCTGCATCGGCGCCGAGGGGATCAGTATCCCCGGCGGAATATCGGACAACACCTTTCCGCCCCCGGAGTCGCGTGCCAGCTGTTCCTCGAATTGATTGATCGCATCGGCGATGTCGCTCTCGTATCGAGCGGTGTCCCAAAAACGCATAGCAGTCTTGGCCTTCAGCTGGCCAAGTAGCGAGTTCGACTGGCGGGTGTCATGCACCAGCACCCGAATAGACGTTGCGAGCCGAAGCGCCTCGTCCACTTCACCTTGATCGAACGCGCTCGAGGAGCGGTCCAGAAAGCCAACCTGGCGAGCGAGGTGCGCGAGGAGTGTGCGTGTGGATATCGGGCGCTTTGCCATGGGGTCATACTGCCGGAACGCATCAGGATGCATACGCGAGCGCCATGTCCTTTCCTCCAATGACCGAGAGAAGGTCAGTCCGTGAGGATCGCGTCCACGGGAACTGTGGTTGCGAGGATGGCGTGGGTGATCGCCGATGGGTGGACGCCATCCGTTGTCGGGGTGCCGATTCCAGCTGCCGTACCCGTGACGGCAGTGGCCGCGTTCAGCGCGGTGTTCCCTGAGTTCGACAGGTTGACCTGCGTCGCGGATAGGACCGCGCCGATGAACCCCGACAGGGCCGCACCCGATGCGCCGGCACCGGCGACGGTGATCGGCTTGTAGAGGTCGGCTGAGGTAAATGCCGCCGTCGCCGACGTGAGCACTCGCGAGCCGACTGTCATCTCGCCATCAGTGATGCTGCGCTCGGGCGCGATCCACACGCCGGAGTTGCGGGCCGACTCCACTGCGTCGGCAGCCTCCCACCAGGCGTACAGCGGATGCCCCGCCTGCCCGGCCCGAAGGACGGAACCGCCACTCGCGCCAACCGCAGCGGGGGCGGAGCCGGTAATCGGCGCGCCGTCGCGGATCCAATCATTGACCTGCACTCGATCGGCCGCCGCCGAGAACGGGGTCTGTCCGGCTGCAGTGAGCCATCCGTTCGAACTGGTGGCGTAGGGAGTCAACGTCGGCTGCCACACGCGCAATCCGCGGCGAGCGAGAACCAGCCACGCGTTCACCAGCTCCTGCTTGACGACCGCGTGTCCAAGGCCGGCGCCGAGATCGTTGATGCCGTACTCGCAGATCGCATCCGTCGCAGCGGACAGCAGAGTCCCGCGCCGGAAATGCTTGTCGACCTTCCTGAAGTTCTGCGCAAGGTCGGACGGCTGCGCCACCTGGACCGTGCCGGTCCGTCCACGCAGAGCACGAGCAAGATAGCCGCCACCGGCGCGCATCGGGGCACCGAGCGCGACCGGATGCGCTGTGCCGTTGTATCCGTCACCAGCGCCGGAAGCGATGGAGTCCCCAACGATGGCGACGCTGCGTTGCCCGACGCCTGTCGGGACGCCGGTCACGAGCGCGGGCGCCAACAGTCCGGACGCGCCATCCGCAGGGAGAGTTGAGCCAGCGGCGGTGGCGTCAGTGGTTGCGGCGAAGCCGCCACTGTCGGAACTGGTGTAGGAGATGCGGTTCGGCTTCCACGAGGTGCTCGACGTATAGATCAACGTGTAGAACGTCTCGCCCTTCGCCACCTCCACACCCAGCGGGTCGCACGTGACACGGCCGCCCGGATCGACCGAGACGTCGCGTGATCCGCGAAAGGTGACCGGGTAGATCTTGCCGCCCACCACGAACGCAGCCCGAACCGGAAGGGGAGCCGCGCCGTCCTGGTCGGTGAAAGCAGACGAGCCGGAGAACAGCCAGTTGTGAATGGTCATCTCCAGCCCGGACGCGTCGAACCCGGCGACGTGCGGAACCTTCGACGTGCCCGCCTCCGCCTTCGTCGAGATCGACGCGACGGCGGTTGCGTACCCCTCCGTTGTCAGCGGCACCCCGGTGACCGGGGATACCGATCGCATCGATCCGAGGCGCGAAGCCGAGGCATAAGTGGCGTTAGCTTCCTCCTTCGTGACGAGATTCGCGAGGTTGTCACCGATGTCGCCGAGGGCGTCGATCGCGTCGTGTGCCCGCTTGACGCCGTCCTCGATGTGCTCGATCGCTTCCGGCGTGACCGGTGTCCGCGGATCGGGTCGGGGAAACCACTTCTCCCGGAACTTGCTGTAACTCATGATTTCTCCAAACGAGTAGCGCGGGAAGTCTTCACCCGCCCCACGCCCTCCCCGCAGACCTATCCGGGGAGGGCGGCGTTACCCGGCAGGAAGCCGGGCAACAGGGGACCTAAGGGACCGGGGTGACCGCGACCTGACCGGTCGGCGTGAGCGACGCGGTCGGCGAGGACAGTGCGCCGCCGTCCGGAAGCTCGACAGTCCAAGGCCCGCCATTCGGGCCGGTCACCGTGATGGTGCCGGCGCCAGGCGGGAGGATCGACTCGATCGCCGCCTTCACTGCAGTGCTCGCAGCGTTGTACGAGATGCCGACGACCGTCTGATCGTTGAGCCGCAGCGCGAAGGAACCGGCGGTGGTGCCGGGCGGCACCGTCACTACGTACGAAGCCGGGCCAGCCGTGGCCTCGTCGACCTTGCGGAGCACACGCCCCTCCGAGTCTCCGAACAGGTCCGCGGTGATCGGGAACGTGCGGACGCCGGACTCCGACTTCGTCCAGGCGCCGGTCGTGAGCAGTGCGGGCCGCGTGGTGACCTCGATCTCCTCGACGTCGTCCTCGCGGGTGATGATCAGCAGGTGCGCCTTGAAGCCCTTCGGCAGCGACACGTAGCCGTCGTGCTTGCCGTAGGCGATGCGCTTGGTGACCGTGTTCTGCTCGAGAGCATTGAACGACAGCTCCATCGTTCCCTTGCTGGTCTTGCCCTTGAACCGGGGATGACCCCAGCCGTCGTAGAACGTCTTCTCCAGACCGGGCGTGTACGTGACGCCCTCCGTGCCGAGCAGACCTGCATCGAGCCACTCGGGGCCCGGAACCTCGCCGGGCGCCGGAATGACGTCCTCGACCGAGCCTGTGTAGTTCCAGTCGAGGAGGTAGACCTCACCCTCATCGAACACCGACGCGTTGTCGGGATTGATCACAGCCATGACAAATAGCCCCTCTCTCCGGGGTAGGTTGCCGCCGCGCGGGCGGTCAGAACGATTGAGTGCGTGCGCGACTGCGCACCGTGAATCCCGCGATGAACCCGCGGGTGTCGGGATCCCGATCGACGAGGATGCCCGTGCCGGGCCGGATGCCGACACCCGGAACGCGCAGCGCGAGGAGCCATCCCATGCACCGCGCCGCGAGCGCGCGAGCCTGCGTTCGGCCCGCCGCATACACCGTGATGCGGACCTGCTCACCGGTGTAGACCGGCCACTCGTCCACCGAACCGGGATCGGATTCGACGACAACAGCGGGCGCCGACGATGGCCCCCACCCGTCCGGGAGGTTCTGGCCGGCCGAAGCGCCCGACGGGTCGGTGGCGAGCTGCGCGACGAGGAACTCCTTTACCGGCACGACATGATCGGCCGGCAGGCGGCGAGCCTTCACTTCGCCTTCACCTCCAAACCGACCATGCCCGCGGCCCGGGTGAGCGTCCCCCGTTTGAGCTGCATCCGTTTACCGCCGGGGTGCTTGATCGCCACCGACGCGACATGCCGGTCCGAGACGAACGTGTCGACCTCGACCGGCACGTCGTCCGGCAGCGACTTGCGCGCGTGGTCGGCGACCTGCGCCGCGATGTCGTCCACGACCGCGGCAACGGCTGGCGACTTCAGCAGCGCCTCGACCCCGGCGTGATCGAGCTGGAATCCCTGCGGCGCCGCCATCATCCCGTCCCCCTCGACGCGGTGAACACCGGCCCAGACAGGTCTGGGTCGTCGTCGATCCACTCGTCCGCGAAACCATCGATGCGCCAGACCTTGCCGCGCACCACGACCCCGTCGCTCGCCCGGATCTCGTGCGGCACGGGCCCGGGCGCGTACACCCGGATCCGCCGCACATTCCCGTTGCGCGTCGTCGTGGCCGCCTCGTCGCTGCCGAGGGGTTCGATCACGCAGCCCTCGATGTCGAACGGTATGCCCGACCCGGGCACCGGATCGTTGTCGCCGTCGAGCACAACACCCGGGCGGACGGTGACCTTCTCACCATCGCTCACAGAACCCTCCGTCCCCGAACGTGGCGACCGGCAACGCTGACTGCGAGAGACCGAGCTGGTCCTTCATCCAGTCCAGCCACACGAGCGCAGCGTCCGGGTTCGAGAGCGTGCCCGACTTCGACCGCGGGCCCAGCGCACGGGAGAACGACACAAAGCCTTCGTGCTCGCCCGCGATGAGCGCGTTCTTCACGACCGCGATCGTCACGATCTTGGCGTCGGGATCGTCATCGGCGATGTCCGGGCGCTTCCGCCGGATCCACCGCTCGGCGGCCTCGAGGAGGAGCCCAGCCCAGCTGGACTCCTCCTGCTTGAGGGGACGCCAGTTCTCCGTCAGCTCGGTGGGTGTGGCGAATGGCATGACGCCCCCTCACATGTCAGTCGTCGGCAGCGTCGACCTTGGCGATGACTGCGTCCTTGTCGGTCAGGCCGTCGACGTTGACGCCGACTGCCTGCGCGTACGCGATCCACTTCTCGATGGTGGCCGTGGCGCGCGGGCGCCGGGGAGCGTCCGCCGCAGGATCGGCCGGCGCGGGAGCAGGGTCGTCGCCGACCGGCTCCGGCTGAGGAGCGGTCGACTCCGGCTCGGGCTGGTCGAACACGCCTGCGGCGGTGCCGCGCTCGATCTCGGCGTCGGTGAGGTCGACGGTGTCACCGAAGTAGCCGCGGCGCCGCTTACCTTCGTCGGTGTGGTACTCCCACACCGCGACTCGGATCTTCTTCAGCGCCATGCTCAGCCCGCCAGTCCGGTGAGCTTCTTGATCGAGTACGGGTTGGTGACACCCATGATCGGCTGGACGTAGGACTGGACCCAGTTCTTGCGGGTCGCCTCCTCGCGCCAGGTCTCGGTGGTCAGGCCCTGCTCGTAGTCGAGGAATCCGACCTGGCCGCGCGCGACCGCGTAGGCGGTGCCGGCGGCGACGCGGTTCGACGGAAACAGCTCGAGCCCGGCGTCCTTGAGGATCTCCTCGAGGTCGGGGCCGTACGCGATGCGCAGGTTCGCCTTCTCCTGAGGGTTCACGATCCACAGGTCGTAGACGACGCCGAGCTCCTCACGGTCCGCGGCGAGCTGAACGTTCGCGAAGTCCGCGAACGGGCGAGCGTTGTTCGGGGTGGGCGACGTACCGGTGAGGGTGACGTTCGACCAGTCGTGGCCCGGGACGACGCCCGCGCCGCCGAGCGCGGCGATCGCGGCTTCGAGAGTCGCGACCGCGCGCTGGTTGACCTTGCGGACGATGGTGTTGGCGAGCTGGGTCACCTGGTTGTCGAAGTGTGCGACATCGTTGCGCGTCTTCGCCTGGTCGGTGATCCAGAACTTGCCGCCCCAGTCCTCGGCCTTCGCGACGTTGGGGTCGCGGCGCTCGGAGCCGACGATCGTGTACTCGGCGCCGGCCGCGCGCTCTTCGACGTCGCGGTCGGTGTAGAGGTCGTTCGAGACGACCTTGTCGTAGATCACGGCGCCGGACGCGACGCTCGCGCCGGACGACGCGAAGATCTTGTCGACGATGAACTTCTGCAGCGTCAGGTCCGCGATCCGCTTGGTGATGCGGCCGGGCTGCTTGAGCGCGGTGTCGACGGTCAGCTTGCCGCCGGAGATGGTGGGGGCGCCCAGCGGGTACGCCACAGGTGCGGGAGAGGTCATAGTGGTGACCGCCTTTCAGTAGAGGCTGATCTCGGCGTCGGTGCCCGACGCTGCAGCGGTGACGGCGTAACCCACGGCTACGCCCGAGGCCTTCTTGACGGCCTGGCCGTTGGCGCCGACCTCGACCTCTTCGAATGCGGCGATCGCGCCGCCGGCGGTGACGAAGGTGACGCGGTCCTTGCCGCGCTTGACGTCGACCAGCTCGCCGACTGCGGCGTCGCGGCCGGAGACCCCGCACACGCGGCCCGCGGCGTCGGCATGCGCGACGGCGATGTTGCCGCCGCTACGGTTGCCGGAGATCTTGAGGAAACGCTTGCCTGTGACTGCGGTCGATGCGCGGCCGGAGATGTCCGTGCCGGGCTCGTACACGCCGATGTTCTCGTTCGCCATGATCAGGCTCCCTTCGAGTCAGTGCTGAACCAGCCGAGATCCTGCGCCGCGTTCTCGGTGCCGACTCCGTGGCCGAGCTCCTCGACCGGCACCAGTCCGGGCGCGAGGGACGCGAGAGTCGCTGCAGCGCCCTCAGGATCCGCGGCGAGCGCATCGAGCCAGTGGTCCTTGCGGGCCGAGGCGATGCGGCCGTCCTTGATCGCCGCGGACACCAGCGCCTGGCGGGCATCGGTCTCCTGCTGCGCACGGGCCTGCGCGCCGCGCTGTGCGTCCCGCCGCAGGCCCTCGAGAGTCGCAGCGTCGACGGCAACGACACCGGCCGGCAGCTTCGCCGACGTGCCCGGTTCTGCCTCCGGATCGGCCTCGGGTGCGGTCAGCTTCTCGAGCACCGCATCGAACACTTCCTGATCCTCGGTGTCCTCGGGGAGGCCCAGAGCCTCACGGAGTTCGCCGACCTGCTCGTCCGTGAATGCCACGTCCGAACCTCCTTCTTCGGTGGAGTTGGCCGCTCCCGCGGATGCGGGCGCGGAGTTGCTCGCCTGCGCGGCGAGTGGCTTGGGCGCCGGCGCCGCGTGGCGCCCGGCGTAGTTGAAGATCGACAGATCGAACGATGCGGAAGCGTCGTCCTTGTCGCTGTCCTTCTTCTTCGCTTCGACACGATCGGCGAGCCCGGCGGCGACCGCCTCGTCGGCGGAGTACCAGACCTCGTCGCGCATCACGTCGCGCCACTCTTCTGTGGTCGCGTCGGTGCGGTCGGCGTAGATCGAGGCGATGTTGTCGCTGACTCGGTCGAGTTCGTCCGCGTACTTGCGGACCTCGGCGGCGTTGCCGCCGCAGTACCCCCACGCGTCGTGGATCATCATCTCGGCGTTGCGGCACATGACGATCTCGTCGCCGGCCATCGCGATGAAGCTGGCCGCCGACGCTGCGATGCCGTCGACGTAGACGGTGATGCGGGCCTTGTGGTTCCGCAGCGCGTTGAGGATCGCGATGCCCTCGAAGACGTCACCGCCCGGACTGTTGAGTCGGACGGTGATATCGGTAGCCTCGATGGCGGAAAGGTCCTTCGCGAATGACTTCGCGCTGACGCCGCCCCACCAGCTCGAGCCGATCTCGTCGTAGATGAGGACCTCTGCGGGCGTATCCGTGGTGTCGGCATTGCGGATCGTGTACCACTCGCGCTGCTGCCCGCCTTGTGCTGCGGGCGCGCGCCGATGTGTGCGGTTCACGCGGGATCTCCTTCAGTGGGTGCGCTCTCCGCGCTGGTCTGTCCGCCGCCCGGAATGCCGAGCGACTGGCGGACGGTGATCTTGACGACGTCGTCCGGGTCGAGCAGGCCCGCGTTCACGAGCAGCGCGAGCGCGCCGGCAGTGGCGTCCTGCCGAGATCCGATCTCGTCGAACACGATCCGAGGTGCGGGCTCGTCCTCGCCCCAGTTCACGTCGACTAGGTCCTCCACGATGTGTGCGGTGGAGGTGTCGGCGATCGCTTCACCGAGCGTCTGCACCGACTGCACGAACGTGTCTGCTTGCACCGATGCCAACGCGTACGAACCGCCTCGGTCGAGATTCAGGAAGTGCGCCAGACCCGCGAGTGCGATCTGCTTGTCCTGGTAGTCGATTGCCTGCTGGATGTCGGGCAGGTTGCCCTGCACGCCGAGGAGCTGCAGAGTCTGCCCGTTCGCGAGACCGACACCCGAGTTCATGCCGCCCCGGAATCTCGAGGCGATCTCGTGCATGCGCGCGACCTCGTCCTGGTCGTCAGGCTTCGCCGCGGTGCCGACCGGGACGCCCATGCCGTTGCGGCGGGCGGCGGCGGCCTGGATCCGCATGAACTCGTCCTTGAGGATCCAGTGCTTGTACGCGGGCCGCAGAATCGATTCGCCCTGCCACTGGCCGGCTTCCGGTTCGTGGACGTACGCCACGAGCCGGCTGACGGGGATCGTGAACCCGTCCGGCAACATCGACGCCACCGTGAGTGGACCGGACGGCGGCGACTGCGTGATCGATTCGAGCCCGCCGTCGAGCGCGACACTGATCCTCGAGATCGTCTTCTGCGGCCGCGGCGCCAGCTTCCGCAGGTGCGTTCGATCGTTGTCGTCGATCCAGTAGACCTGCTCGAAGTAGCTGTGCCCGTATCGGATCATGAGCAGCGCCTGCTGCAGGTGACTGTTCCACGAGAACCGACCTCGGGTGCGTGCTTTCGGCGCCGCATCAGTTCCGACGATCGGTAGCCCGAGCTCGCGGGCGATGAACTCGACGACCTCGTCACGCGCGCCGTTCGGATCGATCCGCCACGCCGTCCGCCGGATCGGCAAGCTGATTGCTCGCAGGAGCGACGACACACGGCCGTCTTCCTTGCCCATCCGGCTGTAGACGTGGACGGACTCCGGCCATTGCAGTTCCGGGACCTTCTCGTCGATATCCCACTGCTGCCACTCGGTTCGGTCCCCGTTGACATACCCGAGTTCCGTCACCGGTCGGGCAGCCTTCACTTCGGCCACAGGCCACCTCCTCAGAACGCGACAGACAGCGCGTCGAACTCGTCGTCGTGGTTGATGGCATGAGACTCAGGGGAGACCGTGTCTGTGACAGGGGTTGCCGACGCGCCGGTTGCACGGGACTCGAATGTCACGAGCGCCCACCGCGCGACCACCACCGCGAGGAGCGGTGCGACCGCAGGGTCACCGGCCGCGTCGACTACCCAGTCGCCGCGCGGCAGCAGCCGCTTCCCGGCCGCCTCGAGCGCGACGTCGAGAGCTGGCTGGCCGGTGTGACTGATCAGCCCGTCGTCGGCATCGTCGACGAATCCGCTGCCCATCAGCGCGGCCTGGCTCGTCGACGACTTGATCAGTTCGATGCCGGCCTTCTTCAGCAGCGGCTCGATCACCGCCGCCGGCGAGCGCGCGTCGGTCGCGATGGCGCACGGTTCGAGCACGTCGTCCAGACGAACAATCAGATCGACGATGTCCGGGTTCGCTGCGATCCGTAGGTACCCGATCTCGACATGGATCCGGTCGTCGTCGGTGCGCTGCGCTGCAGCCACTACCCACTGCGCGCCGACACGGGCGACACCGATCGCGCGCGTGCCGACGAGCTCCGGGTAGTCGACGAGTCCGTGCCACTGATTCTCGGCGACGATCTGCCACGTCTCCTGCTCATCGCTCGGGTCGGGCCAGTCGCCGCGGCCGAGCGCCTCGACGTCGAAACCCTTGCGGCCCGCTGGCGTTGCCAGGTTCCGCATGATGTCGAGGATCTTCTCCTCGGTCTGGATCACCCCGAACGAAGGGTTCGCGTACCGCCACGTCTCCGGGGCGTCGCGCGGCATCTCCTCGGGTGCCATGTACTCGGCGAAGTACAAGCCCGGCTCACGGTCGAGTCCACGGACGCGCACCGACGCGAGCACCTCACCGTTCGGGTGCTCGTCCTGGTTCACCGCCGACGACGCGTAGATCCGCTGCGGGTTCTTCGCCGCCATCTGCACGAACGACATCGCCGATATCTCGCCGGGCGTCAGGTTGTACGCCTCGTCGTAGACGACCAGATCGACGTCCGTGAGACCACGGCCGGAGTCGTTGGAGCGGGTGCCGAATGAGATCGACGCGCCCGACGCGAGTTCGATGATCCCTTCACCCTGCGAGCAGGTGGACCGCACGACGCGCTTCTTCAGCCAGGACCGGCTCTTGATGATGGACATCATGCGCTTCCACCCGTCGCGGGCGGTCTTCCACCGCTGCGCCGTGTAGATGATCGTCTCGCCGAGCTTGAACAGCCCGTACAGGCAGCGGAGGATCAGCACCTCCGACTTGCCGTTCTGGCGGGGGATCAGCAGGCAGCACGTCGAGTGAGTCCAGCGGCCGGCCGGGGTCGTCGACAGCAGCGCGTGCTGCGCGGCCTTCTGCCACGGCATCGCGATCGCGCCGACGCGTCGACCGAGCTCGACAGCTTTCTCTCCGTGCGAAATGTCGCCGTCGAACACCGAGAGGTGGTGCGGTTCCTGGCGGCCGGTCAGCGTCGGGAAGTCATCACAGACCGTCGAGGCCGTCATCGTCATCACCCGCAGGCTTCGAGTCCTTCTGCAGTCGTATCGCTCCGATCAGCTGCCGCAGCGTGTTTGCCTGCTGCCGGGATTCCTGCAGCGCGTTGTCGACGCGGATCTCAAGGACGTCGTCGTCACCGCGCGCGTCGAGCAGAGTCAGCCACGCGCCGGCGTCGCCGGACAGGACTCGATCGAACTGGTCGAGACGATCCTTGATGCGCGCAGCCTCGACGATCATCGCGGTCAGCGAGTACGGGTCGCCGTCGTCGTGCAGCGAATCGTAGAGCCGACGGCCGGCGGTGCCGAGCGAGTCCAGATCAGCCACGCGCACCACCTCCTCGCACCCGTAGAAAATCCGGGCCGTAAAAAAAGCCTGACTGGCGGCCGAGGAGTCAGGGACCCCCTCCCCCTCGATAATTTCGGGGGAGGGGGTCGACTCGACGTCGGCGCTGGTCAGGGCCAGGGGATGAGGCGGATGCCGAGTTGGTCTTCGGGGATGGGCTCGCTGGGGTGCTGGCCGGTCACTGCTGGTCTCAGGTGGTCGCGGCTGCCGTCTTGGCGTTGCTTGTTGCAGACGCCGTGGAGGAGTCGGTCAGCTTTGGTGCCGCCGTGCGTTCGTGCGTGTGAGTGGTCAGCGGCGAGTGATCCTGATGCCCGGTCGTTCGATGTCGGGTTGTGGTCCCAGTTGTTGGTGCGGTCGCGGTACATGGGGAGGCCGCACCACCAGCAGGGTGTGCCGTCGACGTGGACGCGAAGGAGGCCGTCGCGTTCCTTCTGGTGTTGCCACCCGAGACCCTTCTGGGTTGTGGTGCGCTGGTCAGTCATTCGCGGCTCGCGTCCAGGTCTGTGACTTGCCTTGTGTCAGGTCTAGGTCTAGGGCTTGACAGGTTCCGCCCACCCGGTGAGCTCGCCAGCTGGGTACCGGGTGGGCGGAAGTGTGTGCGCCCGCCCCCAAGGGAAGTGGGGGCGGGCGCGGGCCCCGGGCGCTGGTGAGCGTCGCGCGGGGCTGGGTTCCGGGACTGCCACGTGGTGGCTGGCCGCGCGCTCAGGGGGAGGGCTGCTGCGGCTGTTGGTGTCCCGGAGGTGTGTGGTGGTTCCCTCTGGCCGGGCTCGAACCGGCGTCGCCACTCGGGGTGGTGCTCTGGCCGTGGACTCCGATGGCTACCTCTTGGGGCGCGGTGTCGGGTCGCGTTGAGCTACAGGGGATGGTGGTCCGGGATCTTCCCGCGGATACACCAAAGGCGCGAGTCCGGTGGGTTCACCTCTCGCGCCTTGCGGCGTCAGCTTAACACATGTGGTGTCCGTTGCAGTTCAGGCGGTTTCGCTTGTTGGGTGGTCGAGGTGGGCGTCGAGGACGTCGCCGAGTCGGAGGATGGGTGATTGCCATCGGCCGGCGGTGACGTGTCGGAGTGGTGTGACGGCCTGGGCGTCGATGAGGTGGAGGACTCGGCGTTTGGTGAGTCCGCGGTAGTCGCCGCCCATTGTGCGGGCCATGTCGGCACAGGCTTTCGCGTTGAGTTCGAGTGCGCGTGCCTCGGTGCGTTGTTCGTCGTCGATGGTGCGCGTCTTCTGGGCGGGGCGGTCGATGGTGTGGAGTGCGTTGTCGTAGGCGTCGAGGATCTCGGTGAAGGCGTCTCCCGCCTGGTCGGTGCCGGCGACGTCGTAGATGTGGCGGGAGAGCCAGCGCGCGAAGTGGGGTGCGCGTCCGTCGCCGGGCCAGGGCAGGCCCTTCTCGGTGGCAACGTGGTTCGTCCATGCGCGGAGGGTGCCGAGGAGTTGGTGGGCGCAGTCGCTGGCGCGTTCGTTGAAGGCGAGTGGGGTTTCGCCGTCGGAGGTGACGCGGGCCAACGTCTTGTCGGTGAATGCGACTTGGCAGGTGATGGCGTTCTCGAGCTCTTCTGCGACCCACTCGACGATGAGGTCGAGACGGTCGACGAGGAGTCGGATCTGTGAGCGGTCGAGGTTGAGTTGGTCAGCCATTGGCGTCTCCGGGGGCTGCGAGGACGTTGTCGTCGGGGTGGGCGAACGGGAAGGGTTGCGCGTCTGTCTCGACGCGCCGCACGTAGGGCTGTCCGCTGACCGAGTCCGCGAACCGTCGGTATCGCGCGAGCATGACTTCGTCGCGTACGTCGGGCAGGCCGAGGATGGCGCGCATCTGGTCGTACGGGATCGGGTCGCCGGGGAGCCACCGGTGGGCGGTGAGTGACAGGTTGTCCTCGTCGAGGACGGCCCGTAAGTGCGGGTGCTCCCACATCGGGATCTTGCGGTGTTCGAGCTCGGTCACCTTGCGCTCCTTCGTGGGTGGTGGCGGTCGCAGTACCAGATCCAGGCGGTCATGTAGGCGATGGCGTCGAGGGTGGGTCGTCCGCAGTCGTTGCAGTAGTGGCGTTCGCTCATGGCCGGCCGGTGGGGTCGATGGCTGGTGTCTCTTCGTCGGGCAAGTGGATGACGGTCAGGTTGGCGAACTCGCCCATTGCCTGATCGGCGTCGATGAGGCCGTATCGGCAGTGGACGACGCCCGGCCTGGAGACGGCGACGAGCGACCGGTATCGGGGCGGGCGCGAGGCGGTGAGGACTGTGCCGACGGGAAGTGCGGCGAGTTCTTCGACCGTCTCGATGCGGCGGTTCGTCATTAGCGATCCTCGGTGTCGGTTCCTGCGGGCTGTGCGGGCGTCTGCCGCTCGTTCGCGGCTTCCTCGCTCTCCCATGTCACTTCGAGCCACATGGCGCCTCCTGCGCCCTTCTGGGGCTCATCGAGGCGGGGCATGTGCTTCGTCATCCACTGGGGTGTGTCGTCGGTGACGAGTCCGTGGTCGACGAGGCCGTCGCAGAGGGCTTTGAGGACGGGCATGAGGTTGTCGGTGTCGCGACGTCGTCGGTCGCGGGGCCGGTAGACAAGTGCGACGGTGACGTGGTCGAGGCCGGCGGGTAGACGCTTGGATGCGGCGAGGGTGTGGGCGGTGGATCGGATGCGCTTGGTGAGTTTCGCTTTCTGCGCCCAGTGCATTCGGTCGTTCATCGACATGGGCGGCTTCGTCCACGGAAGTTCGAGGACCGCGGTGATGGTGCTCATGCGGGCACCCCCACCCTGTGGATAACGGTGTGGAGTGGAGTTCGGGGCGTGTGTGCGGCCGCGAGATCGTGCTCAGGTCGGCCCGGATGTGTGTCGAATCCGCTTGCCCCCCTGCGTGCGTTGCTTACGGAAGAACATGCATCAGGGGTGAGTAGTTCTTCGTTAGTACCGTCCGTCCGTCCGTGTATCTGCTCGACGCATTGCTCAAGCATGATGCTCGAGCATGTGCTCGGCGCATTGCTCATTGTCACTCTGGTTTCCCCCATCTGGCGGCGGCGGCCTTCTGCGCCTTCTCGCGTCGGGCCTTCGCTTCGTCGTCGCTGACCTGGTATTCGTCCCACCCGTGGATCTGCCATCCGCCCGGAGTTTCGACCCAGAGGCCGACGCGAACGAGGCGGTCCGCGTCCGTCTTTCGGCCGTGAATGAATGGCAGGGCGCCCTTCGGAATGAACCCGTCGGTGCCGTGTTTGCCCGCGTATGCCATCGCGAGCATGTGAGCTGTCATGGCCTGAAACGCTTTGTCCTCAGCCAAATCGAGCATTTTCGGGTGGTCGGCGATGGTCGTATCAAGCCGAATCCACGGCAATCCCATCGCCGTCTCCTTCGATCTCGTCGTCTTCTGTGGGGCACCACCGCCCGCTCATGGGGCAGTTGGAGCCCGCGGTGTCTTTGTGGTGGCCGAGGTGCCCGGCCCGGCCTGCCGGCACCGCACGCCAGCAGACCGGGCAGCGAAGTGTCACGGGAGCTCCGCAAGCATCGAGCGGAGGGCGGCCACGGCCTGCTGCGGGCACACGCCGTTCCCGATCGCCTTCAGTTGTTCGGCCCGGGAGATGTCGATCGCTGGGTCGGTGACCCATCCGTCGGGGAGGCCCATCATCCACTCGGCGAAGGCCGCGGAGAGTCGAGGTCGGCCGTTCTTGTTCGGCTCGGTCGGTGCCGGCGCGGGCCGGGTCAGTCGTTCCCATCGCCGAACAGCGGGAGCGTAAGCGCCCCAGTCAACCCCAGTACTGCATCCACCAGCTGCTGCGTGTGGCCCTTCCGCTTGTCCGGGTGCTGGCCGCCGCCCGTCGCATCCGATGCCTTCGGACTCGGCAGCATCTTCGCGCCGATCACCTCCGGCAGAGAGCCGTAGCCGTCCGCCACGTGACGCATCGCCGACGGTGCCGTCATCGAGTTGCCCGCATCCGTGGTTCTCGGGGTGGGAAGCACCTTGCCGCCCGTCGCCAGCAGTCCGTTCTCCACGACGATCGACAGGTCCGTCACCTGCGTACGGCCCGGCTTCTTGCGCAGATGCGCCTCTGGGCTGTTGCCCGAAGGCTGGGCAACCGGCGTCGGGAGGACAGTCACGATCGTCCCGAGGTGCGTCGACTTCTCGATCGGCCGACCCATGATCCCGTCGCACGCTTTCGGTGTCGGGAAGTGTGACGAGGATGAAGAGGCGTTCGCGGTGATGGGGTGCACCGATGTCGGAAGCTCGAAGGCTTGTCCATCGGACATGCATCCCGTCTTCGGCCAGGTCTCCGAGAACTCGATCGAACCCCAGAGACCGGTGCCCGGCCACATTCTCCAGGACCGTGTATCGGGGTCGTAGAACGCGAATTGCTTCCCGGACGTACGGCCAGAGGTGTCGTTCATCGTTGGTGCCCTTTCGCTTTCCGGCGGCGCTGAACGGCTGGCAGGGGTAGCCGCCGGTGAGGATGTCGACGGGCGGGACGGTGGTCCAGTCGACTTCGGTGACGTCGTGAAGGTTCGGCACACCGGGCCAGTGGTGCTCGAGGATCGCAGACGGTGCGGTCTCGTACTCGCAATGCCACGCGACGACGCCGTGAAGCGCTTCGAGCACTGCCATGTCGAGACCGCCGTAACCAGAGAAGAGGGAGCCGATGCGGAGGCTCACGGCTGGTCACCGCCCTCCGCCACACGAGCAGCAGCCCACGGCGCGAAGTACGGCGACTCCGGCTTGCGCCACGGCCCTTCTGCGTTGCAAGCGGAGATGCCTGCACTCAGGCCCTCATGCCATGCGTTGTGCGCCAGGAGAAGACCGGCGCGCGTGTCGAGGAGCGTCTCGACAGCCGCACTCTGCTCCACGATTGCTTTGCCGGCGTTGGTGAGTGCAGCCACCACATGCGCGGCGTGGTCAGGCTGCGACACCTTCTCGCCGCAAGTACATGAACCCTCGCCGTCGAACGTGTACGAGACACGGTGCTCGGCGATGATCTGTTCCGCAGTGCTCACAGCACGCCCTCCTGGTTCTCCTGAATGCACCACGGGCACAGGCCGTCTACAAGTGCGCTGGTGTGCCACACGTGCTCGCACATCTCGCAAGCTGAGGTGAGACCCTGTTCCGCGCTCATGCCTTGTCTCCGTCCACACGCACAAACGGGGCGAACTTGTCGATGTCGTCGATGACTGAAGGAATCGGCTCATGCAGCGCTGCGTCGCCGTGCATCCGGACGCCGCCCTGGTTCACCCAGTAGGCGAGGCAAGGGTTCGGGCGCCCGTCGCCATGCCAGTACCGCACCCCGTCCGGCACGTCCGCTGCTGTCGGCCAGGGGTTCTCCGGTGTGCCATCCGGCCCGCTGTTCGCAAAGAGGATCGGCGCGTTGGGATCACAGGTGCGACACGGGCCGCACAGTTCGCACACCTTCTCGGTGCACAGCCCGCCTGGGTTCCAGCACTCCACAGTGCCGGTGCCACCGCACGGGTCTTCCGGCTCGCTATCCGGGACCGACACAGCAGGCGGCGGGAACAGCGCGACCAGCCGCTTGTAGCTTTCGTTCTCCCGGTCCGCCGTGAACGACATGTCCGACAGAAGTCCGAGCAGCCAGCGCACATTCTCGGCCTGCTCGGCCGTGAGTACCGTCCCGCCTTCGGGGAGTAGACGCCCATCAGCCGCAAGCCGATCCAGAACGGCGGCGATGCCGGCCATGTGAGCCGCCTTCGCGGGCTCGTTCATGTCGTCCCACGTGAGGAGCCCAAGCTCAGTCATCCGCTCCCGATGCACCTTCGCCAACTGCTTGACGTAGTCGTCGCGGGCTGCCTCAGCCTCCAAACGGGCGGCCTCCTGCAGCAACTCCGCAGCACTGATCCCATCCAGGTGCACGCGCTCCATGTAGTCGGCGTGTGCCCGCAGCGATCCAGGCGTGATCGTGTCGCTCACTGGAACTCTCCGATCGTCTGGTTGACGCAATCGGCAACCCACTGCGGGGCATCCGGGTCGATGCGGTAGACCCACTTGCCGGCATCGTTGACGTATCCGTTGCGCAGATCGCGATCCCGCTCCTCTTGGCCGTCCTTGCCGGACTTGAGGCGACGCGGTCCGTGTGCGGTGCAATCGAGCAACCCCGGGGTCGCGCCAGGTGCGCCACAGACGGTGACGATCAAGCGTCGCGGCGTGAATTGCTGATGCCCGTAGGACATCGTCATCGGGTCGGCTCCGTCGATCGTGTACTCGACAGTGCGGGTGATGGCGCGGATTACCGTCTCGCTCATCGTTGGGTCTCCTTGTCGGGGTTGGGTGATGCCGCGGGATGCCGTGGTGCCACCGGTGGCGCATTCGGCGAGGTGGGTGCCGCGGTGCACGAGCTTCGGGGCGGTGCGCGGCCGGACCATCGTGTAGACGGGCAGGCCGCAGTGCTCGCAGATGTCGGTCATCGGATCCCCCTGACTATTCGGTCGGCGGCCGCGACGACATCGCCTGCGGCCAAAACGATTGCGGCAGCGACACCGGTCGCCGTCAGAGCGACGGCGAGGACAGCATCGGAAAGTCGGCGAGTCATGCGGCACTCCGATCACGTTGGATCTGGCGCTCGGACACCCCGAGCTGGTCGGCGATCGCGCCGGCGGACAGGCCCTGGGCGGTCAGATCGGCGACCTGCTCGACGCGGTCCGCGCGTGCACCGCTGCGATCCGCCGCGGTGCGGGCGGACCGAGGTGGCGTCACCCGCGGGTCGTCGATGTCGTAGCCCTCCCACTCGAACGGGTTCAACCAGCCCTTGCGGACCGCAGACGCGCGCGCGATCTTCGACGGGCCGGGAGTCGCGGAGAGTGCTTCGTAGACGTCACGGATCCGGGACCACGTCCGGTAGTCGATCCGAGTGCGGCGTTGCATGGCGGTGAGCGCGGTCGCCTCCATGCCGATCCGGTCGCCGATGTCTCTCGCACTCCAGCCGAGGGCCTGCAACGCGCGAGTGCGTCGCAATGCGCCGATCGTGAGGACGGTCCGCTGACTCGGGTGCGGCAGTGGCTGCACCCGAATCAGCCGCTCAGCCACCCACACCCGCGTCTGCTGATGGACGCCGTCACGGATGAACCGGACGGTGGTGTCGGGCACCCCGGCCTGCCAGGCGATCATCCGCGGGTTCATGCCGAAGCCGAGGAGTTCGAGGACGTGCGCCCGAACCGGGCCGGCGTCGACGAGGGTGTCGACGCCGGCCGCTTCCAACTTGCGTTTGCGGGCGATCGAATGCTTCGTGCTCGGCGCCCAGGCGATCTGCGATCGCGGGTGTGCGCGGGTGTTCACTGTGGTTCCTTCAGGTCTGCGAGGCGGCCGTCGATGACCGCGCGCACGGTGGTGCAGTCTTCGTCGGTGAGGGCGGCTGCCTGCTTCCACATCTCGCGCAGCGACTCGATGTCGGGGGCCTGCTCGACCGCGGCGAGGAGCGAGTCCGCGTCGACTTTCGCTGCCGGCTTCGAATCACCACGCGGCGCTGCGGGCATCGGCTCCACGATGTACGGCGCACGCTTCCCCCGGGTGACCGTCAGCGCCAACTGGAGGCGCTTGTCGATGTGGGAGAGATGGCTGACGCGGATCCCGCCGACGTCCTGACCGCCGAACCTGACCGCGGGGTCGCGGAACAGCGTCATCCGCCGGCCCGCGTAACCCGACGCGTCCGCGCCCCACGCCGCGACGAGGATGCGCCGCACCGTCTTACTGGGGCGGAACGGCCGGCCGGGGAACTCCACGAGATGGACGTTCACCGGCTGCTCGGCCGAACCCTTCGTGACCTTCTCGACCGTGACGGTGCGAGGGCCGCTGAGAAGGTCTTCCGCGTTGAGCTGGTCAGACCTCGGTGCAATCGATTCTGTGAGATCCATCGTCAGACCACCATTTCCATCTCGATAATTCGTTCTGTGAGGGGGAGTCCGACGACCGATTCCGTATAGAGGCGGATCATCTCGGCGGCGTTCGCCTCGAACGCGTGAACCGCGGCCGTGATGGCGTCGAACCAACGCTGATCCGGGTACACGCGCTTGACCCACAGGTGCATGCCGCCGGAGTAGCTGATGTAGTCGATCCACTTGCGACCCGAGACGAGCAACCCGCACTGCAGTTGCGCCATGTTCTCGGCCGGCGGGTGACCGGAGATGACGGTCTCGACCTGCTTCTTCTGTCGACGGGACTTGATCTCGATCAGTCCGTCGTCGCCGACCAGGCCGTCGGGCGAGTAGCCGATCCGGACGCCGTTGTCGTCGCGGATCATCATCCCGATCTCCCGCACGGGCGCGAAGTGCTCGCTGTAGATGTCGCGGGCCCGGGGTTCGTCCTCGATTCCGCGGAGCATGTCGTCGCTGACGTACGTCGGGTCGGTCCAGTTGGTGATGCGTTCCGCGACGAGATTCGCTGTGACACTGCGGGCTGTGTCGTTCCTGGCGGTCTCGAACACGATGCTCGAGCTGCCTCGACGTGCGGCCTCGGCGCGCTCGGGGTGCAGCGTCTTGATCGTGGCGCCGGCCTTCATCTTGCTGCGGCACGGATCGTTCGCGGGTGCGTCGCAGGCGGGGCAGGCGTAGTCGATCGCCGACAGCGACCGAGTGGTGATCAGGTTGCCGACGACCGACGCTGTGACGATCCCTCGGCGCTGGGCGTGCCACTCGTCCGTCCCTTGCAGTAGGTCTGGGAGTTCGATCAGCTTCGGGCCGGTCATGCTGTCTCCTCGAGGTAGTCGGCGGCCAGCTCGTCGCGGGACGTGAGATCCGGTGCGAATGTGTGGATCCGGCCGAGGGTGTTGAGCCGGTCGGGGCTGTAGCCGGTCCAATGCATGTCGCCGGCCGTGACGACAGGGAGGGCCTTGTAGCCGAGTGCAGCGACTGCCGCGGCCGCGTCCGGGTCAGTGGTGACGTCCCGATACGTGTGCGGGGTGCCCTGCTTGTCGAGGTGCCGGACGGTGAGCTTGCAGCCCTGGCAGCCCGGTTTGCCGTAGACGGTGACCGCGACAGGCTGGTTCGGGAAATCGGTAACAGTCATTCGTCGTCCTTGGGGTCGTCCATCATCTCGCCGATCTGGTGCCACTGATCGCGAGTGAGCTGGAAACCGAGCTGCACCTCGTCCTGCTCGATCAGCAGGAGGACAGCGCGCTGGTTCGTAGGGATTTTGAGGGTGGGGCGGGCCACCAAACTGGTGTGCCCGTCGCGGATTTCGATCACGGTCGGCTCCTGTAGTGCGCGATGAAGAAGGCGGTTTCGAACCGGTCGTCGTGCGTGAACTCGGTCCGGTAGGTGGGGAGTCCGTCGCGTCGGGCCCGCGCGTACTCGTGCGAGCCGACCTGCTGCCACGGGCTGAACCCGGCTGGTGTCGGTGGCATCACTGCCTCCCGACGATCGCGTTGGCGAGCTGGTGGTACGGGTCCGCCTCGCGCTCGGCTTGAAGGTCTTCGATGCGTCGGCGTTCGGCAGCGAGTCGCTTCTCGCGGACGGTGCGGTGGTCGGGGCCGGAACACACCGGGGTGCACGGGGCTTCACGCCACATCAGATGTCGGTGGCAGTACCACCAGGACGGGGGGATCATCGGCCCTCCAGTTGGTCAGCGATCCGGTTGTCGCGGGCCCGGTCCCATGCGTCGGCCGGGTCGGCGAGCGGATCGAACAGCTTCGGGGCGTCGGGGTCGTCGTAGCGGATGCGCTCGATCGGATCGCTCATGGCGCGCACCAGCCGATCGTCGCGAGCATGATCACGACGGAGAAGACGCAGCAGAAGGCGAGGATCGAGTTCCACCGGCTGATCCGGCAGTCGCACCGGAACTGGTTCGCTGTCTTGAGGATCCGGTCGTCGTCGCTCATGCCATCACCTCGGCCAGGAGGAACGCCTGGAACACCGAGACTGGGATGCCGTCGCGGTGGCAGCCGCGGCCCGTCGGCGGATAGTCGACGCCCATACGGGCGTACAGCTCTTGGATCGTCATGAACCCTCCACAGGGTGTAGTCATCTGCGCGGCAACCCATCCAGGGGTTTCGCGTCGAAAGAAGTGGGGCCGGTGGTGGCAGGCGGGTGCGGCCATCGGGACCGCAAACAGGAACCCCAGTCGGGGGCCCGCCACCACCGGTGGACTAGATGGTCGCCGCGATGATGTCGGCGGCCAGGTCGCGCGCCTCGGCGTGGGACAGAATCAGCAGCGCCGGCAGTGCACCAACCGGAGCACCGAGGACTGCGACAGCCTCCGGGCTGATCGGAAGCACCTGCGGACCAGACGGCTCGGGTGGCCGCGCACACGCACGGTCCGCGGCGAGAATCTCTTCTGCAGCTCGCAGTCGCCGGGCGGCAGTCTCATCCATGCAACTCATGCCGCATCCTCGTTCCAGCGGGCCAGGTTCCGGGCGACAGCCTCGGCGCCGGCCGGGGTCAGCAGCAGTGTCTGCTGCACCTCGCCGTTCACACGCGGCGCCTTGTGCAGCGGCCGCAGCCGGAAGTACGGCTTCTTCTCGGCGAACGCCCGGTACTGGTGGATCGTCTCCTTGCGGCCCTTCGAGTTCGACCAGCGGCTGCCGGTGACCCGGTAGATCCAGCGGTGCTCGATGAGGGTTTCGCGGAGCGCGGCTTCGCCGATCTGCAGCTGGTTCGCGAGAGTACGAAACTGGATCAGGTCTTCGTCGGCGACGAACTCGTCGACGTACGCGGCCTTCGGTGCGAGCTCCGCGATCGTCGCGTCCTTCGCTGCGAGGACCTGCTTGGCTTCGACGAGCGCGCGAGCCATCAGCTCGGGGCCGGTGAGTGCCGGCGTCCCGTAGGCGCCGGTGCGGCGGATTGCTGGCAGCACCTCTGCGGTGATCCATCGCCGGAACCGCGCGGCCTCGGGCTTGTCGGAGCGGATCACGACCTCGTACATGCCGGCCTCAGACACGACCGTCGCGTTCTGCGTACGACCGCGCGCGTCAACGATGGGGTGATTCCGAATCACCCCATCGTCCAAGCGATCTGTGCGGTACTGGCGTAGGCCAAGAACTTTCGTCAGGTCGACGAGGACGAACCAGGGTTCGCCGTCGATATCGAGCACGCGTACGCGCTCGTTCTCGTACTGGAAGGGGACGAGTTGTGCAGTAGCATCTGGCACGTCTACCTCCTTCTGGGTGTTTGGTTGGACATCGGCCGCCGGCAGCTGGTACCTGCTGGCGGCCTTCTCGTTTCATCCGCCCCACGAACGAGGAGGCGGGAATGGCCTGGTGGCATCGGTCGTCAGAGTTGTCTCCGCCGCATGGAATACGACGGGTTCGGCACCTTGAAACCAGAGGCAGGTGTATGAGCTGACGCGCTCACCAGGCGAAACATCACGCTATGAAGGTGTGAAAGGGCGACCCACGTGGGAGCGTGGGGTGAAGATGTGATGCGGGAGTGGCCTAGATCAGGCCGAGCGGGGGCGCGTGCTGCGCGCCGGAGGGAACTGGGGAGTGCCTGCCTTGATCCAGGCCTCCACCATTTCGTCAGTGAACTGATGCTTCCGGCCAGTGCGCGGAAGCGATGCGAGTGCGCCAGTATTGGCGGCGGCGCATACCCAGTTCCGGCTCCGGGATGTCACCGCCATGACCTCGCGAACAGTCCTGATGGCGGTGACCGTCATGCCGCACCCCGGGCACGGCTAGCTGCCGGAATCAGCTGGTGGTACTCGACGCCTAGCGCCTTCGCGATCCGGTAGATCTCGTCGAGCCGGAAGGATGAGGTACCTTTCAGCCGGCGTTTGAGTGTGGTTGGGGCGATGCCCGTGGCTTCGGATACAGAGTCGATGGTCGCGCCAGCCCTCTTCATGGCAGCTCGCACGACCTCCGCTGTGAGTTCGTCGATTGGGACCATACGGTCCACAGTAAGGACCATACGGTCCAAATGTCAACAGTGTAACGCCGCTCACATTGGTCCATACTGACCGGAAATAGTTCACAACGGTCCAACTTGTGGACTAGTGTGACCGACATGGACATCAACCTGCTGAACGAAATGATCGGAGACGAAGTCCGGGTCGCCCGCGCCCGCCGCAAGGTGAGCCGCGCGGGACTCTCCGATCTAACTGGCCTCAGCGCCAAGACGATTCAGCGCATCGAAAATGGTGAGCGCCCCGCAGACATCAGCCAGATGGCCGCAATCTGCGAGGCGCTCGAAGAATCGATTACAGAGCTAATGAGCCGCGCTGTTGCACGCGTTGAGGACTAACAAACGCCAGTCCATCCCCAGAGCTGAGGCGATCACAACGATCTCGCTCGCAGCGAACTCGCGCTCCCCCAACATAAGTCGGCGTACCTCGCGGGCCGGACGGCGGATGAGCCGCGCTACCTCCCCGATCGAGATCGAGCCTGTCACCACGACAGCCTCGTACAGCACAGTCTTCATAAGCAGCACCACCCCAAACCCGCATTCGATCATATGTTCGATTGCGGACATTAGAACACCCTCTACCGACGAAGTCGAGAACCTGTCTCGGCGAGCCGAAAGGCGAGGTCAGCATGGCAACCATCAAGCCGTACGAGACGGCACAGGGCAAGCGCTACCGTGTCCGCTTTCGAACGCCCGAAGGGCGCCAGACAGACAAGCGAGGGTTCCGCACCAAGAAGGAAGCCGAGGCCTTCGCCAACACCGTCGAGGTCAAGAAGCTCACCGGCTCGTACGTCTCACACTCGGCCGGCCGCGTCACCGTCGGAGACCTAGGTCCCGATTGGGTCGAACGCCAGAAGGCGCATATGAAGGCCTCAGGCCACCGGTCCTACGACTCCGCCTGGAGGATCCACGTCGAACCCCGGTGGGGCGATGTCCCGATCGGCGACATTCGATTCTCCACCGTCCAATCATGGGTGGCGGAGCTGACCGAGAAGCGCGGCCCGGTCATCGTCCAGACCGCGCACTCAGTCCTGTCTCGCATACTCGAGGACGCAGTCAGAGATAACCGGCTATCAGTGAACCCCGCGAAGGGAGTGAAACTCCCCCGGCGAGTGAAGAAGCCGAACGCCTACCTGACTCACGCGCAGGTTCACCAGCTGGCCTCGGAGGCTGGGCGGTACAAGTCACTGATCCTGCTCCTGTCCTACACGGGGTTGCGGTGGGGTGAGGCCGCCGGCCTGCGCGTGTCGGACATCGACTTTCTGAGGCGACGCGTCACCGTTCACCAGAACGCCGTGCAGGTCGGCACTGAAACGGTGGTCGGAACCCTGAAGAGTCACAAGCATCGATCCGTGCCTCTACCCGTGTTCGTCGCCGACGAGCTATCGAAGACGTGTAGAGGGAAGGAGCGGGACGATCTGCTGTGGCCCTCCCGTACAGGAGGGCACCTCGGCCCGCCGTCGACGAACGACTCGTGGCTCTCGGGCGCAGTCGGCCGATGCCAGAAGATGGCCGACGAGGCGCGCGCAAAGGAGAAGGAGGGCGGCGAGGAGCCGACGACCCCCGTCTTCCCGCGCGTGACAGCACATGACCTGCGCCACACGGCAGCCTCGCTTGCGATCAGTGCCGGCGCGAACGTGAAGGCAGTGCAGCGGATGCTCGGCCACGCGAGCGCGGCCATGACGCTGGACGTTTACGCCGACCTGTTCGACGACGATCTCGACACCGTGGCTGACCGTCTGGACGAGAGTGTGGGCAAAATGTGGGCAGGTAAAGAGGAAGGGGCCGATGCCGCTTCCGGCACCGACCCCTGA